ACAGGATATTGCATATTAACAGCAGGGACAGCGATCAAAATCGGCGTTGTCATTCCCGCTGGCAATACGAAATCACCAAATGTACCGTCTGTGGGAAGTTTTGCGGCATCACTTGAAATAGTGCTGAATTTAATTGCCACAGTAGCTGTACCAGTATTGGTGCAAGCCACAAAGTTAATCAAATCAGACGTATTTGAGGTCAGCGCAACAGCAGAATGGGCGCTAGTACCAACGGACAAGCCGAGGGTAAGCCCACCAAGTCTGAAAGCAGACGTATTTGCCATGTTAGACAGCCGTTACTGGTGCAGGGCCTTCCAAGCGGGTAACTTGGATGGTGTAAGTGCCAGTATAGGGAGTAACAGAAGCAGCAGTCACGTTAGCAAACTGGATGGTCAAAACACCAGCAGTCAAGCAATCAGCTTCAGCAATCACGATACCAGCAATTTGCGTACCGTTCAGACCCAAGACCACAACGATGTCAGTCGTTTGCAGACCAGGCACAGAGAAGGTTTGAGCAGCGGTAGTGTTAGCAGCAACAGCAACGGGAGCCAGAGTAGGCTGAATGTAGAAAGTTTCGTGGGAATTGCCACGGGTGATTGTCGTAGATGACATTTCGTGTCCTTTGCAAAAGGTTTGTTAATTGTAGCTTTAAAAGCAGAAAAAGCCATCTTTTTTAGGGATGGCTTTTCCTTACTTCACTTCAGATTACAGCAAGGGAGTGCTGAAATCGTAGCAGTAAACGTAGACGTCAAAGGTAGCGCCAGCCACGGGAGTGGTCAAAGCAGTCACGTTGACATACAGCGTTTGTGTGGTCAAAGCAGTTGTTTGTGCGGAAGGTGAAGTCACAGACACGCCGTTGACAGAAGTCAAGTTAGCGATAGTGACAGAACCGTACAAGCTAGAGCCGCCAGAAGTGGTCGAGACACCCACAGCCAAACCAGTTGTAGTACCGACAGCAGCGCCATTGGCGTTCATGTTGGTAACAATCAGGGATTGGGGCAAGAACACGCCAGTATTGATGACGGGAACTGCATAGTTAGCAGAAGTATTAGCACTCACGTTAGTCAGAGTTGCAACCAAACGCAGGGCTTGGTTAGTCAACACGTTTTGTGGGTGTGCCGATACTGTGGTTGATGGTCCTGGATTAGCCATTTTGAATATCCTTTCTTAATTAAGCTGCGACACGGCAAGCCAACTCTGGATACAGAGGAGCCCAGCCATACAAAACATCCAAACGGGTTGGAATTGAATCGTTGTTAATCGTGTATTGCATTTTGTTACTCCTAGCATTTCTGATAGTGGTGCTTCCGCTTCAGGTCGCACTCTAAGGCTTCTTTTGTTATACCCTAGTTCAGACTATCGCATCCCTCGTAAGGGTTTCTTCACTTAGTCGTTCAGGCTGTATTTAAACTTGCCCCTTGTTGTCCGCTGCCGGAGTTCCAAGTCAATCAGAAGAAATTTTCTATTAGATCAAAATCTAAAAGCCGCCAACATTAACGGACTACACGCATCGACAAACCAACTTCCTTATCGGAAGCACGACCAGCGAAATGGACGCCATCAGGCAATTCCAAGTCAGCCACAGCCAAGGTATAAGCATTGCGGTGCATCATGATGTTCTGGGGTGAAGTCACGCCAGTATTGTTGAAGGCCGTAATGTTGGGGCTGTTGTAGCTGGTCACTTGCACGTTTTGGAACTGACCCGACACGATGATGGCGGGGCTGATGTTCACGGTAGTGCCAGTAGTAGCCACAGTCGTGGTGCTGTTCACAACAAAGTTGCGGAGCTTGCCATAAGACTGACGGTTTTGGGGGTTGACTGCGTACACACCAGGGATGGTGAACACATCGCCAACGTTCAGCGTAGAAGCTGTGGAAGCGGTCAACGTCACGTTAGAGCTAGAAGCCCAACCAGAAGTCAACACACCAGCAGAGCTAGTAGAGGCCAAAGTGATAGCAATGGTGTTAGCAGACCAAGAACCGAAGGTTTGCGACACAACGTTTTGGTCAAGTTTCCAGTTCATGCCGCCAGAGTCACGGCCCATCAAACCCTTGCGATATTGCTCGCCAATGGCTTCTTGAGGCACAAACAGACCCTTCAAGCTATCAACGATAGTTGCAGAGGTGAAAGGCTCAACAATCATCGAGCGGCGGCCGTCACGGGGTGCGCCTTCGCTGTCAAGGTAAGCAGCGCCTGTCAGGTATGTAATCAGACCTGTGGGAGGCGTACCAGCAGTACCAACGATGTTGTAAGTATTGAGAGCAGCGGTTTGCAAACCGTCACGGTCAATCTTATTGGCAATCGCAGCCACGGCGGGTTTCAACACACGGTCAGAGAACATATCCAAAGACAGAGCCAAATCTTGTGTAGTAAATTGGGTGTCAACGTGGAACTGTGTTGATAATGTTACTGGAACAGAAGTTTCATTAAAATCTTCAACATTAAGAGCAGGGCCAGTAGTCCCGATGAACCTACCTGGTTTCCTCACATTGACTGTATTACCGATTTTGCCACCAACTACGGCGAACTGGTCGTCATAATTGCGGTCAACTTCTGAAGTAAATGTCAACTCATTTTCGAGAACCATTAAGGCCTCATTAGTAATTTTTGAAATCGTCAATAAATTATTGCTCATGATTTCATCCTTTCTTTAATAAATAAATAATAAAAAGTTAATACAGATAATGATTATCTAATTTTGCCAGCCTTGCGACTTGCTTTCCACTCTGCATAAGTTCCATGAAACTTTCCATCAGCAGTTAATTGAACTTCGGTGCTAGTGCCAGCTTTAATCGGGTTGATTGGCGGGGGTGCTTTTGATCTACCAACAGTATTGCTCGGCTTAGTCTCAGGTTGCTTCTCAAACTTTGCCTCAAGTTTCCCAATCTCTCGCAAGGAAGCAGCGACCGACATGGAAGTGAGCTTTTTAGCCAAATCTGCATCTTCTGCCAAAGCATAAAGAATTCGAGGGCCAACGTCGCTCTCTAGCATCGCATCACGAATATGGTCAGGAACGACCACATCACTAGATGCCACCATATCGTCAAAATCTGGAATCTCGCTTTTCGCTGCTGCCACCTTGTTTGCCCAAGTCGAAATGACTTTTTGGCGCTCTTGGTCGGCCCTGCGTTCTGCTTCTTCCCTATCTCTTTTAATCAATGCTTGCTCAGACGACCATTCCGCTAATGCTTCTGCATATTCAAAAGCGTCACGAAACTGACTCGGCTGAGGCTTTGCGTCAACAGGTGCGGCTGGCTGTGGTGCTGGCTGCGCTTGTTGCTTTAAAGCCCTTAATTCAGCTTCCAGAGCTTCCTTTTCAGCCTTTGCTTGCGCCGCTTCTTGACGGGCTTGCTCACGCTGCTTAGTAATCTCAGAAAACCGCTTCTCAAGTTTAGGATTCTGCTTGCGCTCCTCTACTGGTTTCGCTTCGTCTTTTGCCTCTGGTTCACTCTGCTCTGCTACCTGTTCCGGCTCTGAAGGAGGATTCTCAACTTCAGCCTCGGAGGGTGCTTGGTCAGCTAAACCCATTTTCTGGCTATAAAACTCGGCTGCGTTCTCGCTGGTAATAACATTACCCGCTTGCTTTTCTTCGGCCATGATTTCTCAAGCTCCAATTGTCTCCCATTAACCTAATGGGCAAGGTTTTGTGGTTATACCACTAAATTGCTCTATCCAACGCATTTACAGAGGCTTCATGCTCTGCTTGTCTGTCTAAATGCGCCAGATATAAGGCCAATTGAGCTTTAAGTTGCTCAATCTCCATTTGTGTCTGAGTTTTCAGCACAGTATCTTGTGCCGTGGTGTGCACCTTCATCTCAATATCTTTATTGATTTGAGCATCACGCAGTTCAATATCGTGCGCTTTGTTAGTTTCTTTAATCAGCACACGCTTGGTTTCAGCATCTTGCTTGACCTGCTCAATATCTTGACGCTGTTTAATCATCATCTGAGCTTGTTGCAACTGCTGTGAGAGCTGCTGAATCTGCGCTTGCGAGGCTTTAAGCTGCATTTGCACTTGCGGCGGCACGTCTGATTTTTCGTTAATTTGCGCCATTGGATTAGATGCAGCCAAGCGGTCAGCAATTGTGTCAGCGCCAGGGAAGTCCATATTTCGGAACACCAAATCACCAATGACGTTAAACAACTGTTCATTACCACCCAACAGCGGCAGCATTGCATCGACAGCTTCTTGACGTTTGGAGTTATAGCCTGGGCCAGTATCCATTACCACGTCATATTGCCCAACAGTCATATCATGCAAAACACGATAAACGCCAGCTTCATCACTTGTGGGCTGGTTAATAGCAACCAAATCAGGCTTGCCATCATCCCCAATAATACGCATAACTCGATGTGTATCATAAATGCTTGGAATCATGCCCAGAATAATCTTGGCGGTATGAGCAATTGACTTTGTAAGGTTGTCGTAAAAGTCAAAGTTAGTTAGATCAACCTGTTGCTGCTGACCATTCAGAGCTTTGCCAGACATATTGCCTGGGAGTTGCTGTGAAGGGTCAAAAATGCCCATTAGGGTTGTAATATCTTGATTGATAGCGCCCAAAGCGGTCATAACGCCAGTTGGAGGCGGCTCAGGTTGCAGACGCTGCGGAGGCGGTGCAGGGTTGCCGTCAATGTCGGTTTGCTTGTAGCGCAACAACGGGAACGACTTGATGTTAGCCGCTGCCCATTCACCTTCGTGACCTTCGTCTTGGCCTTCAGCAAGCAGCCATTTGGCCTTTGGAGCCAGCGCCACCGATTCTGTCAGGGTAGTCTGCCAGAAGTTATACATACGCTGTGCGTCTTTTGCGTGGCGAACCATGCCAAACTTCTTGCGCTTGTCACCAATAACAACGTGGCGACCATAAACGGGAACGACAGGGATGTATTCCCCTGCAATATCTTGTTCTTCAATAATGTCGTAAGCGGTCAGCTTGACCCACTTGATCTGCTTTTTCATGGTCTTACGCTCTTTGACCACTTCCAAGCCCATAGCCTCAATGCGCTCAAAGAACTTGTCGCCATCATCAAAGCGGCTAGAGCCATCGCTCAAGAGATACAAAGTCGCTGGCTTGCGCTCAACGTAGAAATACTCGGCAATCCGAATATCCTCTTTTGTAATCCATTCTGACTGCGTATCGCCTGTGCCACGTTGCGTAAAGCTAGAGCCATCGTCCAAATCAGGGTACATATCCCTGAACTTTTCCTTGCTCATCATGCTTGTAATCAGCACTTTTTCAGCGTCAGACCCATCAATGCGCTCAGAGTTAGGGTCAAAGTAGACCGTGAACGGGTTAGGAATCGCATCAATATAGATTTCTTGGTCAAAGCTATCATCTTTGCAGTATTTGGTAATCAGACGCCAGAAGCCCCAACCCATACGCACAGCGTGGTCAAAGGCGGTGTCATAGGCATTGTCAGCATTAGATTGCGTCTCAATGTGGCGAATGATGCCTTCTACGACTTGTGCGGTCTTAAAGTCTGCTTCAGAGTTGCAAGCGTGAACTTTAGCTCTTGGGCGTTGCTGGCGCTGTTGATTAGTGACTTGGCGGCAAAAACCATCCAGTTTATTGATGGTAAGAACAGGGCGGGATTCAAGATTGCGGGAGTTTTGTAAATCTACGGGCCATTGGTCACCGCCGGAGACAAACTTTAGGTCTTCCAAGGCTTCCTGACGGTTCATGGTGTCAGAGTCATTGCACCACTTGAGGAACTGTTTAGCCTCAGTAATGATTTCGGGTTCTTGACCGCCGTAAGGAATATCTTGTGCCATTAGTTCATCCATCCTAAAGGTTGACCGTAGCCCTGTGGCTGCGTTCTAACTGGTTTGCGCTGCCGAGGCTCATTCACCATCAAACCAAGCATCCGAAACGCATCAGCCCCGTGGCTGTATTGGTCGTGAACAGGCGTTTTGCTAAATGCTTTGGTATCTGGGTCAACTTCGTAGCGGTAATGCCGTAAGCATTGTAGCCCATCGTAGCAATTTTCCCTATCAAACCAGCAGTT